TTCTTCAGTAAAGGTCATAGAAATTTCTTCTATCCAACTATTTATACGTTTTTTACTTAGAGGTCTTTGTCTTCTACCTTCAACGAACACATTATCATCTGATAATACATTTGGTATACCATCACTTCTATCACCTTTTAGTATATGTTCTTTGAGATATAAAGTTGGATTCTCGTCTTTACCTACAAATTTATTTAGTACAGGATTATATTGTTTTACGTTATCACTATGTAATTGTATAAAGTCTTTGTCACCTGATAATATAAGTACTTTTTCAGCCCATTGTTTGTTACTAGTTAAGACAGCAATTATATCATCTGCCTCTACTGTATCTACTTCTATAACTTTGTAAGGCAAAAATGTTTTGATTTCATTTTTAACTTTAGATATGATATCGAATATTAAAGACCAATCGTGTTCAGATTTTGCTCTATTTGCTTTTCTACCTGCCTTGTAATTAGGAAAGATTTCTTTTCTCCATACATTACTACTATCACAAGCAATAACCATTTGACCATATTCTTTTCTGAATTTTTTATTGTGAGCACGAAGTGAATTTAAAACCATGTGTCTAACAAGGTCTTCATTTAATTCAGGTGCATCTCTGCCATTGATTTGAACCATGAGGTTCGATATCATTATCTGATTGATGTCAACTATAATCATTATATAACCGCCTTTAAAATTCCTACTAATAAAAGTGTAGATAAGGCACCGTTCAACATTATAATTGCTCTGTCATGCCATAATATTCCTACCCAAAGCCAACCTACTACACCTAAAAAACTAAAACATAAGTCAACTGTATTAAACTCACCAATTGCTCTGAAACAGGCTGCAACAAGTAAAAATATACATGAAACCCATTTAACATACCAAGATATATCGCCTTTTGGTGTTATCTTTTTAAACACTCTGGTAGAATTAAGTGCTTTGATTTTATCGTCTAACTTCTCTCTTGTCATAATATTATTATATCAATATATTGACATGATGTCAAGCATTAATCCAGTTTTATATCAGGATCCAATGTGAATTCTACTTCTATTTCTTCTTTTTCTTCTTCGTCTTTTAGAATTTCTTTGTTTCTTGACTCGTGTAGACTATCATTTTTCTTTGGTTTTTGTTTTTTAAGAACAACATTACCATAATTAATTTCAGTAATTTTTCTGCCGTCTTTAAGTGTTTTGATTTTTACGATATTATCAGAGATATTCTGCATTGCATGTTTGCCGTCAAAGTCTCTTTTTAATAAACTCTTAATAGCTTCAACTACTATTGCTAGGTCTTTTAGAAATAAATCTTTCTTAGTATCGACAGCGTTCTCTTGTAATACATGAATAAAATCTAAAGCAAATTCTTCTGTTAATTGGTCAATGAATAAATTTTCTTTGATTTGTAGATGTTCTTCTTCTGATAATTCTGGTCTTACTGGTTTACTATTCTTATTAGCTCTGTTTGTCGGAAACTGTATTACGTTTGACTTCTTTGGCATTTAACCTCTCTTTTTCTTTTGTAGTTCTCTCTTTATCCATGATATCGCTTGATATGATGTAGGTTTCTTATTAATCATTCTTCGTATTGCTTTATATACTTTAGGGTTTACATCTTCAGCAACTTTATTATTATCTACAATAATAAAATTAGCATGACCAAATAGGTTTTGTAACTTACCTATATTTTGTTGCACTTGTTTGTGGTTTTGTATCACAATAGCATCTGGTACTTTTCTTGTTCTCATTTGATTTCTTTTAAGAGCAACATCTAAACTTGTATTTACAAACACCATATGTACATCATAACCGATATGTTTCATTGTGTTTGCTTCTGATTCTATTCTTGCAACATCTCTTGCTGTGCTGTCTAGTATGAGACCTAAACGACCTTCTAATGCAATTCTTAACTGTACACCAGTTCTTGCTTTTGCCTTTTTTCTTATTTCATCACGTCTTGCAATTTCTTTTGCATCTGTTGTTGCCATATTTAATGACATTTTTTCTTTATTTAAGGCAAACGTAAACATGTTATCACTATTGATAACTTTTAAACCCATACCCATTAATGTTCTTTCAGAAACCCATGATTTACCTGAACCAGGACCTCCTGCAAGAAAGAACGCTTTGAATATATTTGGGTCGTAAACGCCTTCAGATATGTATTGTTGAAAGTTTATCATGCTACTATTTATGTACCTTTACTATATTTTTTCACCTTTAAAGTTTATCTTTCCTTCATTAAGAAAATGTTCTTTTAACTCATTATAACCACCCACATGAACATCATTCATGACTATTTGTGGTATAGTTCTAACTTGTTTTCCTAACACTTTATACAATTCATCAATAGACAAATCTTTGGTTACAATCTTCTCTTCATACTGTAGGCCAAGAGTTTCTAATAAATACTTGGCCTTCTCACAATATGGACAGTTTGGTTTGCTGTAAACTGTAATCATCTATAGTACCTCCTCTATCGCCTCTTCTGCTAATACATCAATATCAATATCTTGATTTGCATTTTCAGCAATATAATCGGCAAGTTTATTTGCATCACCGATACCCATTTTCAGACCGAGATAAACTCTGTACTGACCATAAGGTGTTTCATATACTGCTTTCTCCCATTGCTCATAACCTTGAACCATAGTCTTTGCAACTACATTAACAATTGTGTCTTCGATTTTCGAAGCAACTTTTTTGTTTTTATTTGAACCAATCTCAGTAGTATATAGTTCACTTCTTTGATTCATTTCGCCTTGCATCTGGTCAGCAAGACTTGCTTTTGCAACTAACAATGCCTTTTGAATTGCTAATTGTAAATCGGGACTCGACCCTTGACCTACTGAATAGATATAATTACTTTCAGTACCTCTATCAAAAAAACCTTCACTAACTGAAGCATCAATATACCATTGTGGTACTTCATCTAATAAACGACCATTCTTTAAATCTGCTTCTTGTTCAACTTTGTAAGTGTTACTACTACAACTTGCCAAAGTAATTGTTGCCAAAGCAACTAATAATGTCTTTATCATATATTTTACTCCTTCACTTCATTTATAACATTATCTGTTATTCTTAAAAATTTTGCTAAGTTTACTTTCTCAGAAAATTCACCCCAATGTAACGTCAACATAACTATACAAGTTATAGTAACTAATAGTTTATACATTACTTCGTCTCCCAAACACCATGTTCATTTAAACAAACCATCCCAGGTGTTTTAAAAGGATGGTCTGGTCTTGCCACTTCTCTGCAATAAGCAGGAACTGTCAAATCTGCATAATAAAATTGAGCGAATAATTCCCAGTAATTAGGTCCGTCATATCCGTCTTTACATTTTACAATTTCTTCTTTTGTTGTTTCTGTTATTAGACATTGTCTATCTAAACACTTCTCTTTAATTATAACTTTTATCATACAAGGGTTATCATTTAACCATTGTGATTTATCACCTGCATAGGCACATGACTTAAACATTAATAACAATATTATTAATAGTAACATTGAATATAACATTGATGTTCTAGGGTCTTGCATTAAGAATCCGACCAGTTTGAGAAATCATATTTTTCAGCAGTAAAAAAATCATCTTTCTCTTTAACAAAAACACCATCAACCATTTTACCTTTTCTATCTTTGATATCATCATATGCTACCTGTAAACATTCCTCCCATGTAACATCATTTCTTTTCATAATGTTTAACATAATAACCATCATGTCACCTAGGTCATCTCTTACATCTTTTTGTTTGCAAACACTATCACTCAACTCGCCAAGTTCTTGTTGCAACTTTAACACTTGGTCTTTATCAGTAGAACCTTCGATTAAGTTTCTATCTTCATGCCACCTTAATACTTTATCTACTAAACTTTCTGGTTTTTCATCTATGTTCATGAGTTTGTACTCTCCTTTATTGTCCAACGCCCGTCTGGTAATTGACAGGCTGTTCCTGTCTCACTCTCTCTTGATATGCCATTCATAGGCCAAGAATGTTCGATACTAATAACTGAAGTATATTCTCTACATCTAGCACTATTTTTTACATAAGTTCTATTGATTGTTATAGAACCCCAATTACCATTAGCAGAGTTACCCCAACTTGTATGAGACCTTTTGCCTGGTGCTGTGTTTAATGTATCTACAAATATTGCTGTATGTGTATTCATATCATTTTTATAATAAAACTTTGCACCCCATACGGCACCGACTACACTACAAGCAGCCGATATAGGCATATTTGCTTGAAGTAATCCTGCACAAGTAGTATAACCTGCTACTGCACCCCCAGCCGTACCTAGATGCGATTTAACTGTATTCATACTACAACCACTTATGTAGTAAGCAAGTATTATTAATATAGTTAATCTAATCATCTTTCTCTTCTTGTTCTTCTTGTTCTTTTTTTCTTAACCACATTTCATCACCAATAGCATCTATATCAGGTTCAATTTCTTCTTTTGGTTCAGGTGGATTAATCCAATCTTGGTCTCGTCTTTCACACATATTTACTCTCCTGCAATCCAAACATCTCGATTATAAAAATATATTTCTTTATCTTTAGGGCCGACAAGATGTGCTTCTCCGTTCTCGTCAACCTCTAAAGTTTCAGCTTCAATTATACCTGAAGTATTTATTCCTGAAGAAACATTATATTCTTCTTCCCATTCTGTTTCTTCTTCATCATCTACAAAGTCTATAAAATTAAATAAGTTTCTAATTGTATTTAACTCACTAATCGGTGTTGGTAGTATTTGTTTATTACCACAACTAGTTAGTAGTAATGATATAATTAATATTCTAAACAATGTAATTCTCTTCGATATCATAACTCATATTTTTCTGTCCATCTATATCACCTTCTGTCCATTGAAAGTAAACTGCTGTTGCTTCTTCGAAAGTAGAGCAACTATAGATAACTTCTTTATCACCGTTCTCGTCATAGTAGACAATATCATAAGTTTTCTTTTGTATACTCATGTTATTATACTATAGATAACTGCAAATGTCAAGAGCATAAGCCAGAATAATAATAGGTCGCTCATCTGCCTATATCTTTCACGTCTTTACGACTAATGACTTGATATGCACCTTTATTATAAGCAGGTGCAACTGTAAAGTTTTTAGATTCTTCTAGACGCCAGTTGTGACTTGGTTTAGTACCACCTGAACCATTAAATTTAGAATGGTCAATTGATTTTATATTGTTGTCAACATCGGCAGATTTTTGAACTAAAGGTGTATCACGAAATATTGAACGATTTTGATTTTCTTTTCTGATATCAGATAGTTTTTTGTCAGGATTGATACCGTGACTAATTAGAAATTTTCTGTGTTGTGCTCTCGCCTTTAATAATTTTTGCATCTTTGGCGACTTACTCATTTTCTTCATACCTAAACTGTTTGGTAGTTTCTTCTTCTTCTTACCATAACTCTTAGGTATATGTACATAAAATAAACCCATAATATATCCTCGTTAATAATATAATTATATACTATATTAGTATAGTTGTCAAGCTTCTCTTTTCTTGTACTCGTCTACAATCTGTTCTTGTGTCCAGTCTTTAGCATACCATGTATATTCTTCATCAAAATCTTTCAATAACATGAAATCAGATTTTTGACCATAATTATAATAGTAATCTTCTTTTGCTGGTATCAGACCAACAGGTCCATTGTAAACATCAGGATATACATCCTTATATGTTTTAAAATAATCTCTATCATCTACGATATAAACTTCGGACTTTTCAAACTGTTCAGGATCCTCTTGTTGTCTTCGTTTCTTTTCTGCCTTTGCATATGCTTTATCAGCCTTTGCTTTCATGATAAGTATTTTACCTTGCATATCTCCTATTTGAGAATACGATACATTTCTGTATAGAGTCCAAGTATTTGAAAACATACTATCACCATCTTGATGGTCAACATCCCAATAGTGTCTAGAATAAACTACATGAAACATTATCTACAGTCCTTATTTTTGTATTCATCTGATTGTAAATTACACTTATATTCTTTATCTGCCTTTGCTCTCAACTCTGCTGAGATACTATCTAACATAGATGGCAAATATTTTTGTAAAATTGATATTGTGTCAAGAGCATAATTATGAGCAAGTCTTGCCATTTCAGCTTCGAATACAGAAGAGTCAACTGAATTGCCTTGTAATTTTTGTTGAATTACATGACCAGCAATTGCTTCGTTCATGTCACTAGCAAAAGCAGAAGACAGGGTTAGAAAGAGATTTGCCCACACTAATATACAAATCATAATTAAAAACTTTATCAATTTAAGCATTTATTACTCCTATTGTATTTAACACAGCCATAAGTATTACATATAGCATCCATAATCCTACAAGTATAGCCATACCATTAACTATCCATGTTCCTACTAAATCTAAAAAATACTTCATACTGCCCACTTCTCTTCCTTCTTTACAGAATTATCTTTCATAAAATAACCATCTTCGTCCATGACTACAAATTTGTGACCTTGTTTAGGGTCATTAAGAACTCTCTTACCATAAGCAAATGCGGCTGGCAGAAATTCAAAACTTACAACCCATTCTACTTCGTAAAAGTTTACATAGTACATTACGCAACCTCCTTGAAACCCATAGTTGCAACAACAAATTTTCTTTTTGTTTCTTTGTCTTCAACTATATCACCAACACTTACAGAATACATATCAGTATTTGCAAATCTTTCTATTTGTGATTCTGGTCCCACGTTACCAACTTGAAAGACATCTTCAAGACTTCTAGCAGTAATATTACTAACATGAGAATAATAATCTTTGTCAAGTGCTTCTTTTGCAAGAAGGTCAACATTATCATTAAAAGTCATGTTTATGTGCATAAAGTGTTTTTCAACTGCATCATGACCTTTCGCATTGATAAGGTCGTCTTCTTCTTTGGTCGTATGTATCTGATATAATTTGAATTTTTGCATAGTGTAGTCCTTTGTGTGTTTTTTCATAATATAAGTATATTATACTAAGAATACTAGGACTTGTCAAGCATTATTCCATCAAAAAAACGTTGTAAAATCAATGGTTTATAAATTAATTGGAATTATTTTAATTTATTTTTGAGGGATTCTCTCAAAATACTCGAACCACCGATACGAACATTGATAATACCGTTATAATATTCGTCTGTTAAGAGAACTTGTCTATCAAACTGTTCTTTTGCCTCAAGATAACTAAGTGTTCCTTTACTATTACAATAGTGTAATATCTCTCTAGTGAACTGTTCTTCGCCTATTTCTTTAACATCTGCATTGAGGTGTTCAGAAGAACCCCAATAGGTTCTCCAGTCACTCTCTTTAGTAGAACGTCTTTTATTCTTCTTACCTTTGAGTGGTGGTTTGGTAACTTTAAATCTTGCAAGTTTCTTACCAACGTATTTTTTGTTATTTGTTAGATTTGTAATAAGATAAACGAACCCCTCACAATCAAGTGGAAGTTCTTCAACTACTTTACCTTTATATATCCATTTAGTCCCAGTTGTCATCAATGTCTGTCACCGTTTCTTCAACTTCTTCGTGTTCAGAGCCACAGAATGGACAATATTGTTCTATATAATCTTCTGGTAAATCGTGTCTTACTATGTATGTTGCTGAGCAATTTTCACATACAGTTTTTAAATTAGGGTTCTTCATAGTTTAAATCCTTTAAATGTTTCTTTTTCAACATCTTGTTTTATGCCACCAACAATATAACTTTCTATCTCAGTTTCTTGTGGTGCGTTTTGAAGTCCTCTACTATTTAACCAATGTTGTGTCCATGGTAATGGATTTTGATTAGTGGGTTGGTCATAAACAGCGTTAAGACCAATTGCTTTCATTCTTTTATTTGCCATATATTCTACATACTGATTAAGTAATATATCATTTAGGCCAATCATAGAACCTTGATTGAACAAATATTTTGCCCAATCTTTTTCTTGTTGTACGGCCGTATCGTACATATCGTAAACTTGTTGTTCACATTCTTTCATAATCTTAAGCATTTCTTTATCATTTTCTTTTTTACGATAATTATTTATGATGTTTTGTGATACTGCAAGATGTAAATTTTCGTCTCTAGCAATTAGAGATATAACCTTAGCAGAACCTTCCATAAGTTTTAATTCACCAAATGCAAACGAACAAGCAAATGATACATAAAATCTAATGCCTTCTAGTATATTTACATTAACTAGTGTCAGATATAAAAGTTTCTTTAATTCATACTGGTCGCCTTTACCAAATAAACGATATTGATGTGCATAAGTTATAAACTTATCATATGCTTCAGTTACAGTTTTTGCTCTATCCATAATCTCTGGTGTATCAATGATAGTATCTAATACTGCTGTTGGGTCTGAATAAACATTTTTCATTATGTGAGTATACGAACGACTATGTATTGTCTCACTAAAATCCCATGCAACTAACATAGATTCTAATTCAGGTAAAGAACAAAATGGTAAGAATGCCAGACATGGGCCGCGGCCTTGTACACTATCTAATAGTGTTTGATACTTTAGATTAGATGTAAAAATATGTTTCTGTTCTTCTGATAACTGTTGAAAATCGTTTCTATCTTTTTGTAAAGATACTTCTTCTGGTCGCCAAAAGAAACCCAACTGTTGTTGATTTAACTTTTCAAAGATAGGATATTTCTGTTGGTCATATCTTTGCGTGTTAGGTTCTTCTCCGAAAAACATAGGTTGTTTTAGAAAATCTACTTTGTTTATGTTAAAAGTTTTAGACATTATATCGCACACGCCTCACAAGACTCTTCGTCTTCTTCATTGATAATTACCTCTTTAGTTTCTTTTACATCATCATGCCACCCAACTGAATGAGTAGGTTCTTCCACATCTGCCTTAGCGTCATATGTGTTTTGATAGTATGAAGTTTTCCAACCTAGTTTATATGTGGTTAATAAGTCATTTGCCATTACTGAAACAGGCACTTCTCCGTCTTTGTAGTTTTCTGGATTGTAACTCCAGTTACCACTTATTGCCTGGTCAAAATATTTTTGCATAATAGAAATACTATTAATATATCCTTCGTTACTTTTCATATCCCATAACAACGTATAGAAATTCTTTAATCTGTTGTAATCAGGAACTATTTGTTTAAGTGTTCCTTTTTTACTTTTCTTAATCGAAAGAAAATCACGAGGTGGTTCAACACCATTAGTAGCATTTGAAACAACCGAACTACTTTCTGACGGCATTTGAGCCGATAGTGTCGAGTGTCTTAATCCACTTTCTTTGATATCCTTTCTAAGAGTAGTCCAATCATAACTTAACTTTCTATTGACTAAATCATCAACATCTTTCTTGTATGAGTCTATCGGTAGAATACCATCACTATATTTAGTCTTATCAAAATATTCACAAGCACCTCTTTCTTGTGCAAGTTTATTAGATGCTTTTAATAGATAGTATTGAAATGCCTCTGTAATTTCATCAACTAGTTTCCATGCCTCTTTGTCATCATATTTAACTTTATTCTTTGCAAGAAAATGAGCAAGACCTATATAACCAATACCTAAACTTCTTCTCGATAGTGTAGATTGTTTTGCAGCCTCTACTGGATATTCTTGATAGTCAATTACTTCTTCTAATGCTCTTACAGATAAGTCACATAAATCCTCTAACTCTTCCTTGTCTTTAATAAGACCTAAATTGATAGCAGATAGTATACATAACGCAATCTCACCGTCAGGGTCATCTATGTGTTTTATAGGCGTTGTTGGTAATGTAATCTCTTGACATAGATTAGACATATAAACTTTATCTTTAAATGATGAGTGAGTATTACAATGGTCAATATTCATAATGTAAATACGACCTGTCTCTGCTCGTTCTTTTAATAGGTCCATAAATAAAACTTGAGCTCTAACTTTCTTTTTACTGATAGATGTTTTTCTTTCATACTTCTCATACATCTCGTCAAACTCAGGCATACCAAATGCTTCATATAAGTCAGGACATTCATGTGGTGAAAATAAAGTTATATCTTCATCTTTAATAAATCTTTCATAAAATAATTTAGATATTTGTATAGAGTAGTCTAGTTTTCTTACTCTATTATCTTCTGTACCTTTATTGTTTTTTAAAACAAGTATATCTTCTATTTCTTGATGCCAGATTGGGAAGTGAACTGTTGCTGAACCTCCTCTGACTCCGTTTTGTGTACAACACCTAACCGTTGCTTCAAATTTTTTAAGGAAAGGAATGACGCCAGTATGTTGTATCTCACCACCACGTATTTTAGAATTGATTCCTCGAATTCTTCCTGCATTGATACCGATACCTGCTCTTTGGGCCACATAGCGACCAATAGCCATATCGGAGCTAAAGATAGAAGGAAGAGTGTCATCGCTGTCAACCAGTACACAACTCGCAAACTGCCTAAGAGGAGTACGAACACCAGCCATAACAGGCGTAGGAATATTAATCCTAAATCTACTAATAGCATCATAGTATTTCTTAACATATTGCAACCTACTTTCTTTTGGATATTTAGCAAATAATGTAGCAGATATCATCATATACATAAACTGTGGGGTTTCGTAGACTTCGCCAGTACTTCTGTCTTGCACTAGGTATTTATCAATAACTTGTCGTAATCCTGCATAAGTAAAACTATAATCTCTTTCATGGTCAATCCACATACCCATTCTATCAACTTCTGCTTCAGTATAGTTTTCTAGTATACCTTTATCATATAACCCTAAATCAATCAGTTTATTTATATGGTCTATAAACTTTGGGTGTTCCCATAGTCTATGAAACAAATTCTTACGAAGTGAGAATAAGAGTAACCTAGCCGCAACAAATTGATAATTAGGATTATCTAAACTGATTAAATCGTTTGCTGATTTAATTAATATTTGTTGTATATCATCTGTTGATATACCATCAAAAAACTGTAAACCACTATTCATCTCAACGTGAGACGCACTAACACCTGTAATACCCTCTGTTGCAAACCCAACCATTGAGTGTATCTTTTCAATATTCAAGGACTCTTTGCCCCTACCATTTCTTTTTGTTACATTTATATTATCGTTAGAGACCATTTAAATTCCTTTCCAATTGTTTATATGTTGTAGTGCTGTGAGTCCGCTGTGTGTGTTATTACTTATAAGAGTTTGTATCTCTGTTGACGTTTTTCCTGAAATAATTATATCATTAATATCTTTATATTTTAGTGTCTTTGGCCACACAACTAAATTAAAGTTTTTATCAACAGCTTGTATCATACGATTGACTATTTCTTGATTGCGTGGTTCATTATCAAATATCATTGTACATTGTTCATGATTGATTTTTATATCTGCGTCAGCACCTGCAAGTGCAACAGCATTATCTAAAAATAGACTATCAATAGGTCCTTCAGTTATCATCACAGGTTTATTTAAATCTAATCTATCGAGACCATATATCTTTTGTTTTGTTTCATCAAACTTAATTGTAATGTACTTTGGTTGTTCTTTACCAAATGCACGACCTTGAAACGCAAAGAAGTTACCTGCTCTATCATAAAAAGGTATTACAACTCTAGGGTGGTCATCTCGTAAACTAGGAAATTTATTAGGTACAATACTATTAGTCCACTCATAAAATTTAGGACAAAAATAAAACTTATCCCATTGTTCTTTAGGGATTAATCTTTTGTATACAAATTGTTTTGCTGGGTGTGTTTGTACTAATTTATCAAAGCGTACTAATTCATCTAGTGTTCTCTCATAAGCTGTTTTCTTTTTTAATGCTTTAGATGGTGTAAAATCAAACTCTGGTTTTTCTTCTTGTACTTTACCATCTTTAAATCTTTCAAATATATATTCTTTGTGCATGGTAGGGTCTAAAAACTTAATTAGATTACCTAGTGTTTGACCCATGCCACAATTATGGCATTTAAAAAACATATCAGATTTTTTACGATAAACGAAACCTCTGGCCTTTGATGATGATTTTTTGGAATCACCACAATGAGGACATCTAAAGTTAAATAGATAGTCTGATTTTCTTTTAAATTTTTCTAATCTTGTTGAGAGAAGATT